AGCCAGCAATTCTTGCAACATGTTGTTCCAGTCTGGTACTGCATTTTCGTCTTCTACCTTGGTCAACATGTTGAATTTGCTGTAGCTGGCAGGAGTGTAAATTTGTAGCGCACGTAGGTGTTCAGCAAAAGGATCAATTGCACCATACACTTCTTTGTATATGGTCTTGAACAATTTGTGCAGTTGTGCAAACAGCGGACCTTCTACATTCCAGTGAAAGTTGTGTGCTTTGAGATAAAAACTAAATTCGCTTGCAAATGCTGTTTTTAATGATAAGTGATATTTGTCGTGTTCCATTATATACCATACCTGTTGGGTTTCTTTTTTGCCACCGGGCTTACTTTGTTGTTCTGCAAAGGTTCTTCGCTGCCATGTGTGCTTAATTTTTCCGCTTTCAATCCCTGACGCTTGATATGTGCGTTAATGGTCTGATGCTCTTGTTCACTAAAAGGCAATATCATGCCAGTTTGTCCTAGTGAATCTACACCTGGAATATTACGGTCACCCCCAGCAATGGCGATGCCTAATCTGTACAAGTCATATGGATTTTCATTGGGAACACCGATAGCACCACGCATTGCCAGTTCAGCTTCTGGATTGAGTTTGTCTCTATGACTGCCGTACTCGCTGGCATCTTGCGAGCGGCTGTGTGTATCGTGTGCATCTAAGGTATCGTTAGGAACTCCCAACTTGCCGTGAGTAAAATGCTTGGGCTTGTAAATCACAGCCTTTCCATTTTGTTCTTTTAGAAATTCTTTGGCTCGCATGTTATATTCCGTATTGGTTCTTTTTGGGTTTTGCAATAGGACTGGCCACATTGATGCCTTCAGCTTCTTTGCTCTTGTTAAACTTGCTTACATGCTTGCCATCTGTGGGCACTGTTTTCATTGCACCACGAATCATGTTGTCTTCTTCTTGGGTCATGGGATGCATGGTGTTGTATTTTTCAAACCATGTTTCCTTGGCACTGTCTACAGGATGAGGGCCTTTGCCATCATGCATGGCCATGGCCATCATGAGTCGATTCATGTGATAAACTCTGTCATAGCCGCCTACGTCACGGCTTCTGCTAACGCCTTTCATGACATTGTCATGGTCAGCGTTGAGCGGTGTAACATGCCCGGTTCCTGCGTTTGGTGTGCTTTCAGCAACAAATTCTTTAGCTCGCATTTCTCTTATTACCTTATTAGCATATTTAACCAAATTTTCTTTTGTAGCCTTGGTTTTTTTTGTGGCTTTGCCAAAAGCAGGATCACTCATGCGTTGTTGGGCTTTGTGCATCAAATCCAACACTTCTTCATCACTGATTTGCGCATCCATTGCATCGCGCCATACTGCAAATTTTTGTTCTTCTGATGCAGTGGGATCTTTCAAAATGTTGCGCATAGGAGTGGCTCTTGGGCCCTCTTCTCCGCGACTGGCATCATTGGTTTCTTGGCGACTTATCACATTCAATGTGTTGAAAGTAAACGGAATTTCACCGGCTTTGTTGGGTTTTCCGTTGTATTGAGTCACATAACTCAATGCTGATTTTTGATCTTCTCCTACAACAACAGTTACGTCAGTATAACCATGCTTGTCCAATTGTGTTAACACACGTGTAAGGTCCGGCATTTCGTCCGTTGCTGTGTGGAATATGTGTCCATGCTTGGGAAACACCTTACGGTATACCTGCATTTTCTCGTCAGGTGTTATTGGATCGTCTTTGCCAACAGTACGACTCACTACAAAATATGGGTCAGCTCCTGTTTCAGCAGCCTGTGTTATCACGCTACTGGCAAGATACATGTGTCCTTTGTGACCCATGCCTCGACCCCATCCTACTACTGCTGATTTTCCTTCACCAGTACGATTTATATTTTCTTGTAGATTGTCTTTGCGTGGTGCCCAATTGGCTTGATCAATAGTTTTAACAAACTGTCCTGGCAAATCGTTTTTGAATTGGCCACCTGGATGTGCCTGTACATATCCTTCTGGCTTTGTTTGTCTTATGCCGCCATGTGTGCCGCTACTCAAAGCCGCAATAACTTTCATTTTTTCACTGGTCAGCATTTCTACCGCAGTAAGCACTGCATCAAGTCCAGGATGACTAATTAATTTCTGTGCCTGCCCTGCACTCAGTGTGCTGTTTGCCCAATCCACAAATTTCTGTTTGACGCCAGCCACTCTCAAATTTTGATTGAAGAATGTATACAGTTTGTCTCCGGGATTACTCAAACCAGGTTGCCCTGCCACAAAACTGTCTATTATGGCTTTGTTTTTCTTAATATACGCTTGGGCATGATCCAATCCTGCTGGATCAATCTTGGGTGCATGGTCAACATAAGTTGTGCCTTGCACTATTACGTCTCTACTACTCAATTGCTCTGCGTTGGGATATCTGCCTTCTTCACTGCCCATATGAGTATAGTAGCCAGTGGCAGCTATCATGACTTTTGCTTTGCTGATTCGTTTGCCAAGTTCGCTATTGGCAGGAATATGAAAACTGGTTATGTTGGGAGTAAAATCATAGTCACCTGTTGTGGGATTCAATACAGGAGGTTGCATGGGGCTGAACAATATTCCTCCTTCTAAAAATCCTGATTGCGGACTAATGGATTCAAAATAAGGCCATAAGGCTGCAAGTCCTTGTGCAAATGCCTGTCGTTGACCCTGTTGTTCAGGAGTGGCTTTGCCTGTGCCCAGGACAAATTGCATAACATCATCTGGGTCGTTCATCATGGTGCTTATACCACTCTTGGTATGTGTGGTGCCACGCTTGATATAGTCCCATGCATTTTTTGGAAACAGGTGGAAAGCGCCTCGATCATCACGACCCCAATACACTACAGGGCTGCCATCCCATTTTAATTCTATACCCTTGCCCTTGCTGGTCATGTGACGCAACCGTTCTACTGCATGAAGTCCGCCCATACTGCCATTTGTAAATACTAGGTCTTCGATATGCTGATATTTTCTTCCCACTGCTGGCGCCGCTGCCTCATTGATTGGCTTAGGAAGCACTGCCTGCCAACTGGCTCCACTGCTGGCCTGTTGAAATATTTGATTGCGTGTTGTTTGGTCCGGAATAGCAGCCAGTATGCTTTCCACACTGCCTAAATCCTGTGCCTGTGCTGTGGGACCAATGAGTCTTTTTGCAATAACATCAAGGTCGTCACTGATGAATTCTGCTTTCTTGCCAGCGGCATCTCTGGCATATAATCCCTCATCAGGCGACCACAACATGTTTTGACTAGAAGCTAAAGCGTTCAGCATCATTTGCTTGTGTACACCTTTGTATGGACTGCCCTGAGGAATGGCATGATGGTGAAACTTATGCACACGGTCTGCATTCACCACTGCCTTGATATCCACTTGGTGATATTGGCCTTGGAAAGGCAAAAGTATGTGAACAGTTACTCCTGTTTTTTTAGTTTGCAAGCCTTGGCTCTGCAGGTATTTTTCTAATTCTACTCGTGTGGTCTTCCCGTCTTTGGTGCCAAACTGTTGCATCAGCTGATTTAGATCTATCATTACATCCAAGTCGCCGCTCATTTTGCCAGCACTTGGAGTGGCAGCACTGCCAATCAAATGCACACTGGAATGTATGTCTTTGAGATATTTGTTGGTTTCTTGTGCTAAGTTGTGGGCAATTGCCTGATCAAAATGTTCAGATTCCGGCCAGATATTACCACCTTCCAAGAGACGCTGTTTGGGATTTACAAATAGTTCACGAAGGAACATAGTTAGTCCTTGTACTCGCCATCGGAATGATGTTGGGTAACATCCTCGTACATTTTATCACACACTTGACGACACATTTCTTCGTCAATGTCATCTGGGAGTTCTCTAATAGGAAAGTGTTTGATGTACTGCTTGTAACATTCTTCAACTGCGGACTTGAAGATGCTGGGACTAATTTTTTTCTTTGCGTCTCTGAGATCAATGAATTTTGATATAGTTGGATGCACAATGCGTCTATACACATGATCATCTTGATTCATGAAATGCACAAGGTCTTCGGCAAGATCATAATTGATTTCTCGTTTGCCATCCTGCCTATGGGACACAAAATCCATATCATTAAAGATTTTGCCCTCTAATAGTTCATTTATACGCATTTTTAAGCCCAATAAAATAGTCAGCAGAGTTCACTGCGGTTAGAGTATTTATCAGCTTTTAACTAGTTTGATTTTTAACTATGCGCTCTACTTTGCTGACTGAGCCTTCCAAATGCATCTTGGCAACCATGAGATTTTTCTCACCCTTGACATAAAAGTGCTTGCCGCCCCAACTGCGTGGTTTTTCTAGATCTTTGATGCAGGCATTTGTAAGTTTGATTTTGCTGTTGGATTCAGCCCATTCTACAAAAGCAGAATGTTCATGAGTGGTTTTGCCCAGTGTGACTCTGTAATCATAGTCCATCTTGGGCATAAGCACTGTGCCCTCTTCAAGATCTATGGATGGTTTGCTGATATACTTCACTGTATCTTGGTCCAACTTGGCTATTTTGTTCAAATCCGCTTCTCGATTGGTGTATATGGATAACCAGGGATTTTCCACACGCACTTCTATGTTTTCCATGGCGTTCAAACAATTTTGTAAATCCATGGCATATTTAAGGTTGCCCTGAGTTCTTGAGTTTTTATCAGTCAATAGTGCAGATATGATCTCCTCATGAGTCTGCTTTCTAAAGTTTTGCGCTCCTGGGCACACAAGCACAATCTTGTACTTGTATATGCCCTTGAACAGCCGTGTGGTGGTTTTATACTGCATCTGGAAATACTACGTCAGATGTTAAAAGTGGCAATTTGATTTCTTTTGGCTTGGTAACTAGATTGATAGCATTGTTTGCAATGTTGATAGTCAACCATCCTCCAGCTTTCAAGTCACCAAACAGCATTAATTTTGCTAACGGCCGTTTGATCTCTTTGTCGATTACTCGTTGTAGAGGACGAGCACCCATCTTGGAATCAAATCCCTTGTCAATCAACCATTCAACTGCTTCTTTGTTGATTTTGACACGAATACCTTTTTCTTTCACTTGTTCACGTAGTTCATCCACAAACTTGTTTACAATTTTGCTCATTGTTTCTTTGGCAAGTTTGTTAAACGTAATAATGCCGTCCAATCGATTCCGGAACTCTGGGGTAAAGAATTTCTTTAAGTCTTTGTCACTGTAATCTTTTTCTTGCGAGCCAAAACCAATAACATTCTTTTCTGCGTCCTGTGCACCAGCATTGGTAGTGAGAATAAGAATCAAATTGCGACAATCTGCTTTCTTTCCGTTGGATCCTGTAATAAAACCGTTATCCATCATTTGTAATAATATTGTGGTCACATCGGGGTGACTCTTTTCCACTTCGTCAAACAACAACACAGCATTAGGCGCTTCCTGTATCTGTGTGATTAGCAAACCTGAATCCTCTTCAAAACCTACATAACCAGGAGGGCTACCAATCAATTTGGACACACTGTGTTTTTCCTGATATTCGCTCATGTCAAACCTTAGCAATTTAACACCAAGGTTTTTGCTAAGTGCTTTGGCTGTTTCAGTTTTGCCACAACCAGTTGGGCCCATGAATACAAAACTTCCAATAGGTTTGTTTTCAGACTTTAATCCCGCCTGTGCCACCATGATCTTGTCTACAATTTCAACCAGTGCAAGATCCTGACCATACACTTCTTTTTCAAGATTTGTTTGCAAGCTGGACAAACCTGCGCTTTCAGTTTCCATGATCTTTTCCTCAGGCATTTGAATCATTTTAGCCAATTCAAACTGAACTTCTCGCTCGGACACAACACGTTCGTCGGCAAGTTTCAAATTGAATCTTGAACATGCAAGGTCTATCAAGTCAATGGCCTTGTCTGGAAGTTTTTTATCTGTTTGATATTTCACAGACAGTTTTACAGCGGCATTCAAAGCATCGTCACGTACCTTGACATTGTGAAATCCTTCATAGTACTTTTTGATACCTTTGAGAATCTGCAATGTCATTTCTTGGCTGGGTTCATCTATAGTGATACGTTGGAAACGGCGCATCAATGCCCGATCCTTCTCAAAGTGCTTGCGGTATTCTTCCCATGTAGTACTTGCCACCACTTTGATGTTGCCTTTGCTCAAAGCAGGTTTCATCATGTTGGCCAAGTCGTTTGCTGAATTGCTAGCAGATCCTGCACCACTTATCATATGCGCTTCGTCAATGAACAGGATGGTTTTGCCTTTTTTGGTCAATCCTTTCAGTACAAGTTTGAAACGTTCTTCAAAGTCGCCGCGATACTTGCTGCCAGCCAGCATGGCACTGATGTCTAAATTATAAACTGTATAGTCTTTCAAAAAGTCAGGCACAGCACCTTTTACAATGTTGTATGCAAGTCCTTCAGCAATAGCAGTTTTACCCACTCCGGGATCGCCAACTAAAATCACATTGTTTTTGCTTCTACGACCCATGGACAACGCAATATTTTCCAGTTCCTCCACACGTCCAATGACTGGATCAATCTTGTTTTTGTTCACAGCATCATTTAGATTGGATGTGTAAGACGCCAATGCTTTGTTTACATTACCTTCTTGTGGCATATTTTCTTCTTCAGCTTCTTCTACTGTGTTGTTTATGAAATCCGCAAATTTGTCTTTGTCGATTCCTGCTTGTTGAATATAAAATTGAGCCCAACTACGCTTTTCTCCCATCATGGCTAGAAAAACATCAGTTGGTTCTATGCGCTGACGTCCGTTAAACAGCACCTGTGTAAATGCACGGTTTAGCACACGTTCAACGGCTTGTGTTTTTTTAGGTTTGACTACTACGTCCTGGATAGTTATCTCACCCAGTTTAGTGGTCACATAGTCCTGCAGATTCTTTTTCAGTGCCTCGGCACTGTTGTTAAAGCCTTGTACGCAATTGTTGAATGATTCGTCTATCAGCATTGCTAACAAGATATGCTCTATGGTCAAATATTCATGATGCAGTTTTTTAGCTGATTCTATAGCGTGTTCAAAAACTGCTTGTAAATTATCGCTTGGTTCGACCATTACTCTTCCTTTGTTGTTGTTGTTTCATTGCCAATGCCAGTTTTAATTGTCCCACATTGTCTGTAAAGCATACGCCATTTAAATGATCCAGTTCATGTAAGAAACATCTAGCATCTATGTTTGTAAGTATTATTTTACACTGTTGTGCGTTTTTGTCAAAGTATTCGGCAACAACTTCCAGTGGTCGAGATATTTGCAACCATAGGTCTGGAAAACTCAAACAGCCTTCATCGCCGTCTTGTGTTTTTTCGCTGGTACTGATCACTTTGGGATTGAACATGCATAAACTTCTGCCGGTAGATAGTTTGATGGCAAAAACTCTTTTCAGTAAGCCCACTTGGTTGGCAGCCAGACCAATGCCTTTTTCCGCCATCATAACGTCCAGCATTTGATCTTCAAGCTCATCTGCACTGGGCCATTCAAGACCAAATTCATATGGATCAGCTTGCTGTTTCAATATGGGATCAGGATGTTTTACTAATTTCAGCATTTAAATCTACCAGTTTTTTTACAAGAGCAGGATCAGTGACTCTAGGAGTTTTAATTTTTATCACAGTAACAAATCTGCCTACCTGCTGTGTGTTTAAATTTCTAAATCCATTACCAGCACTGGCAAATTCTGCACCTGACTCCACACCGGCTCTCACATCTATTTCCATGCTTATGCCACCAAGTGTTTTTACTGTGTGCTTGGCGCCTATCATGGCTTCAATAGGAGTGATGTTTATACTGGTGTACAAGTCGTCCCCACGGCGCTCATAAGTACTGTCGGGTTGCACAAATACTGTAACATTCAAATTGCCTCTTGGAGCATTGGGCACACTGTCGTCTCCCAGTCCAGGATATCTTATGGTGTCGTTGTTTTGTACACCTGCTGGAATGTTTATTTGTACATTCTGACTTCTGCCACTAGGTAATTGATAATTTGCCTCCAACTGTTTGCCATGAAAACTGTCAGCAAATGATATGGAGCATTGAATATTTAGATCTCTATTTCTGCGCTGTTGCTGCCTATGCATTTGACCAAATATATCGCCAAATGGATGACTTCCTCCAAAGATGTCACCGAATGGATGCCCACCTCCAAAAGGACTGCCTGTATGAAAGTGAAATTGAGTGCCACCGCCTGGCATGTTGGCAAACTGTCTCTGCTGATCGTACTCTGCACGTTTCTGAGGATCACTGAGATTGTCGTAGGCAACACTGATGTCTTTGAATTTGGCTTGATCACCGCCTTTATCTGGGTGATGTTTATTGGCCAAGCTTCGGTATGCTTTTTTTATCTCGTCCGTGTTGGCATTTTGGCCAACACCAAGTGTTTGGTAATAGTCAGTCATAATCGTAAAAAAGGCTCCATTAATAGTATTAATTATACTATATTAAACGGAGCCTGTCAAGTTTTGATTATTTCTTGGCGGATTTTTTAGCAGGCACTGTGTCTGGTTTTGTGCCTTCCACTTTAATGCCTTCGGCTTTTTTGTGATGCTTTACTTCTTTTTTCACAACTGCTGGCTTTTTGGCAGGCTCAGCATGTGCCGCTTCAAAGCATACTATGCCCCAAATCACAATGTTCAATGCAATTAAAAATTTTTTCATAATATTTCCTTTGTTATAATGCTGGTTGGTCAAAAGTTGGAATTACTTTTTTACCGCTTGTGTTTACTGTTGGGGCGGATGCAGTTGGGGTAGTTCCCCAACTTGGTGCTGGCGTAAAACTTGTGCTTGTTGTTGGTGTAGCACTAAAACTGGAGTTGGCGAATCCGCTTGATGCAGGTACGCTAGGTGCTGTAAACCCGCTTGATGGTACGTTGTTTGTTGCATTTCCAAATCCTCCGCTGATTGGTGCTGGTGGAGTATATGAGGTTCCAACTGCACCTCCATTGTTTGCACCGGCTAATTTTTCCTGTGTACGGCCATAGGCCGCAAGTCCAAGTACAGCACCCATACTGATATGGAATAATCCTGCGCCTTGCAATGTTAACGGTTGCCATTGAACGTTGACGCCGCCGTGAAACATGGCTTGCACTAGCGACCACAATACTGGTGCAAGCACGAAGTCAAATATACATACTCCCATGTACATCCAACCCATCATGGGACGCCATTTGGAGTTCATCCAATCTTCTTTTTTCTTTTCTGAATCGCTCATTTTTACTTCTTCGTCTGCCATGGTTCGCTCCTTTGGCTGTTGTAATTTATTTATTTAACGTTGTTGAATATAACTTTCTGGTGATTATACCATTCAATCCATGTGTCCACTTTAATTTGACATTCCTGATATTGCCCGTAATTTTCTGCTACTACACCAATAACCTGGCTTAATCTAGTAGAAGCTGGATCTACTAATTTAAGATCTGGACAGGTAACTAATAGTTCTGCTGGAACTTCTGGAAATTTTTCAATAACCGGTGTAGTCATGCACCCAACCAATAACAAGGGTAATAATAGAGCTATTCTCATTTTTTACCTTTTGACAATGCCGCCGCGTTTATATCTTCAATAGCTTCACGAGCAACCTTACACTCTGCATCTATTGCTGTACTGTCTTTAACAATTTGTGATTGTATTTGTAATTGTACTTCTTTTACAGTTTTTACACGATCAACATATTCTTTTTGTATTACAACATTTAATTCTTTACTCTTAGCTTCTGCCGCCGCTATACGGGCATTGGCTTCTTTAATTTGTTGCTGCCATACTGAAGTGACTCCGTCACTACCGCACATGAATGTTCCGCTTAGGCATACAATTATAAAGAAAATCTTTACTGGCTCTTTATAAGGCATTAAAAATGGCACCATTGTGATAATGCCGGAGAAGAAGTAACCTACACCGCCAGCACAAGCAATGGTGAACCATACCCAAAAAGGTACAATACTAACGATATGTTCAACTAACCATGTGAACATGACTATGCTTTTAACACCTGTAGAGCATGAGTATAATGATTTTGACGATCTTCTAGACCAAGCGTACCGCCGTTAATACGTTTGGTCATTGTGAGAATATCTCCACTATCTGCATATTGATTCAAATTGTTCGTTTCCCAAAACCAACAAGCACTTTGTACAGCACCTTCGAATGTTCCGAGAAATTCTGGTATTTGATCTAGTGGAGTATCAATACTTTCAGCAAATTTTGTGTAGTTTTGTTTACCAGTCAGCTGAATTAAACCACGGCCGCAAAAACGAAATCCGTCACCCGATTCTTCCGGACCGTTACCCATGCGTCCGCCGTAGGCACGATTGGCAATTTTTTCTGGATTATGTGCATACTGATTAGCAATTTCCATGTTAGGAAAATAGTGTGGCCACACTTTGCATAAACTTTCTGCTTTATAATTTAAATTTTCTATTAGTGCTCTATAGCCACCGCTTTCGTGCATAGTTTGTGCTAGAAATGCCGCAACTCGTTCTGGTGTATTGAGATCATAGTCGGGCAGGACTTTACATAATGCCTCATGCCAGTGCTCGCTATATTGATTGTTTTGCAGGATTGCTGTACATTTCTCTAATGAGAAATCAAACGTAAAATCTGACATCACTGTATCCTTTTTAGTGCCACGGCCCAGCCGCTGTTTTCAAATATAAAAGTGTCTTTTACTTTTACAATGTTGTAGTTGCCAATCAACTTGGTCAAAAACATAACTTCAGCCATGTCTTTGCCTTCCAGTATCACAGGACCCTTGATAGAATCGTGTACATAGTGTTTGGGACCGCTTTCAATGATTTCAAAGGAAACCGGACCACTATAAACTCTTTTGAAAGTTATTGCCTCGTCCAACACCGTGACTTTGTCTGCATAACTTCTTTTAAAAAATTCACTGTATGTATTTAATTGATCTTTTTCAGCTGCCAACTTATAACTGGCAACGTCAGTGGGCACCATGAATTGTAAATTTTCTAAGGTGGCACCATGACTTTTGAAGTTCTTGAAATATCTAAAACGCATGTCTTCGAAGCCGGTTAGTTTTTTTACACCTTCTACAAGTTCAAAAATCTGTTCAGGTGCATGGCGAGTTCGTTCCAATTCCACAAACACTCTAAACTTGCCATCGTCCAGTTCGCCAGATGTAACGTCGGAATCCAGTACAAAATTGTATCCCATTTCAAAGAAATTTTCTAAATCCTTGGCAGGTTCTTCAGTGTCAACAATAAATGTTACCACTATGATGCCATCGTCGTCACCGATCTTGCTTTTGTAACTGTCTATTTCAAAAACTTTTTTTACTAGATGTACAAGGTCACCAGCTCTGAGATTCTCATCTAGCTTCATACAGGCGCTCCTGCTGCCGTGCCTGGGGCACCTGCTGCCGCTGGTTGTGGAGCCGCGGTTGGAGCTCCTGGTGCTACTGGTGCTACTGGTGCTGGTTGTTGTGGCACAGCAGCCTCAGTGGGTTTGGCTGAACCTTTTTCATCATTCTTTAGCTTGTCCATGTAGCCTTGATAGATATCAAATGCAATTTTTTTAGGCATCTGTACTTCCACGATCCATATGGGCTTGCGATCCAGTTTGCCTTTCTTGCTATTGGGTCGTATGTCTTCGCGACTCTTGATTTTTCTTGGCTCTAACAAATGACTTTCTTGGAATTTCACTTTGCATCCTAGATCAGTTAGTCTTTTGCCTGCTATTGGGTTGGGCATTTTGTCTCTTGGCCACATGAAACCAGCGGTGATCCAATGACGATCTACTTTGGGACCATATGCCAGCTCGCCATCTTCCCAGTTCTCATACACGTAAACATCCATTTCTTCAAGCACACGCTCAAAGTCCTTTAACACAGCTAGACTGCTGTTGTTTTCGTATAGATCCTGTATGTTACGTATTACGTCTAAGATATCATGGTGCATGTTAGGTTCCTCTATACTTATTTAGCTGGTTCAAAATCATAACGTATTAGTTTATTATTCTAGGAAATCGTTAAATAAAAATGTAGGACCTCTGTAGTTATCGAGGCGGTCGCTACAAGTCCTACTTATTCACAAAAGTAGGAGCAACTTAATGAGTAAACAACGAGTGAAAAAGCGTTTTACATCAGAAGTTAATATCATTGATTTCCAACCATATCTTCCCGCGAAGAAGCAACGTGTGAGTCTCTATCCACGTAATTCTAATCAAGAAACTTATATCCAAAAATTGCAAGACAGTGCCAAAAGCATAGTATTTGCTATTGGACCAGCAGGCACGGGTAAAACTATGCTAGCTGTTCAACATGGGATAAAATTGTTTCAGGAAGGAGTAGTTGACAGAATCGTGGTAACAAGACCCGCCGTTAGTGTAGATGAAGATCTAGGATTTTTACCAGGAACCATAAATGAAAAGATGGCACCATGGACAAGACCTATTTTCGACGTTTTCCTTGAGTATTATCAACAAAAAGATATCAATAAAATGTTGGAGGATGGAGTTATTGAAATAAGCCCCTTGGCCTACATGCGTGGCCGCACATTTAAAAATGCATACATTATTGCAGACGAAATGCAAAATGCCACAGTTAATCAAATGAAAATGTTACTTACTAGACTCGGGGAGGGGTCTAAAATGGTGGTGACAGGAGATTTGGCTCAAGCTGATCGTTTGAACGATAATGGTTTAATTAATTTTTGCAACTTGCTGGAAGGTCATCCTGTGCTAAGACACATTGACATCGTGCAATTTGACGCAAGAGACATCGAACGCCATAACGCCGTGAAGGAGGTGTTAACGGTTTATGGAGACTAATAGGATGTAACAAAAAAGGGCTCCTGGAGCCCTTTTTTTACGATTAAAGATTTCCCAATCTTATAAGTGTTGCCGCAAGATTGATTTCTTGATCACTAACCAGTGTGTTGTCAGCAAGTCCTTGTTTTATGATAAGAATGGCCTTGTCTTGTTTGGCCTCATCTCCAAACAGTTCCACATTGTCGTACAACCAGCGATAGATATCATCCATTTCCTCAGGCAGTGCTTGACTGCAAATCAGTTTGCGAGCTTCGGATATCTTTCCCTGTTTGAATAAATTCACCATTTCAACTTTGTAATCTGAACTGGAATCAGATGTCTGTGGATTGATCAATTTGCCTTCCACGCTGTTCATTTGTACATTGTTGATGCATTTACGAAGATCAGGATAAGTGCCTTTCACATAAGTGTCCAAGGTATCCAAATCAAATTCCACATTCTCTTCAACCAAGATAGTAGCTACTCTGGCTGTGAACTCAGTGAGATCAGTCTTTTCAATGTGCAATCGCATACAACGACTGTGCAAAGGCGGAATAATCTTGTTGGGATAGTTACAAGTGAGAATGAATCTCACACTGTGAGTGTATTCTTCCATGAGATTTCGCAGTGCTGGCTGTACGGAATTCACATTTAAATAATCAGCTTCGTCGATGAGTACAACTTTGAAATCACCAAACGGCATAGTTTGGCAAAACATTATCAGTTTGTCGACCCATTCGATCTTGCGACCTTCTTTACTGCCGTTAGCAAACATGATATCACTGTCTTGCACGTCTAATTTATTGAGAAGTATCTTGGCAAGAGTTGTTTTTCCAACACCGGCATTGCCGCTAAACATCAAATGTGGTATGCTACCTTCTTTTATCCATGATTCAATCTGACTCTTTTGATGTTCGTCTTTGAACACATAGCCTTCCAGCGAGTCAGGCCTGTATTTTTCTACCCATAGTTCTTTCATAAATTTTCCTGTTTGCACTAGTATATAGAAAAAAACAGGACTAGTCAATAGTCCTGTTGTGGTTTGGGGCAATTAATTTTTAAAATTGCGGGCCAGAAAACTGTGCTGGATCCCATTCTTGATGCTGTACTTTAGAATGTCCGCCGTATGTATTCATATACTTTTCGTCAGGTTTGTCATCACTAACCATTAAAATTCCATTAAGGTCAGCTCGTCGAATAACAATCTCACTGCCATCTTCTTGCACAACAGTAACGCCTCTAGTCCAGCGACCATGCTCGAGCAATATCCAATCGCCTACTTTAACATCTTTTTGTTCGGCTCCAACGGCCCATACTCGGCCCCAGCGATGTCTCACACCCTCGCTTTTGCCATCGTCACTGGGTAACACAAACATGCCAAGTTTTCTTTCACCAAATTCCATATCAGTAACCAAAACATTGTCACGGATTGGAATAAGTTTGCCTGTAACCTTGACACCTATTTTAGGCGTTAAATCTAAATTCATTCTTTACCCTCTAGATCATGACCGCGAAGATCTTTGCCTTCGCCCATGCCAGCACGTTCAGCCAGTAGTTCTTCACGTGTTTTTATGATTTGACCATTAGCGCCAATTCGATCGCCGCGAGCATTGACTTT